TATATCTCCATTCAGGCTCTTCTCTATGATTTTAAAATCGGACTGATAATTAATTTTCATACCTATAATATTGATGTTACATCGTCTATCTCCTCGGCTGTCAGGTAGCTGGATAAGTCAACACTTCCGCCACCTCCTGTCGTGCCTGTAGGACTCCATTTTCCCTTTGTTTTGCATTCATATATAGGACCCGGTATGGTGTCACCCACAACAGCCCAGTCACCTACAACAGGAGATGGAACAGCCTCTTCCAGTGATTCAAGAGTAGAGAACAACCCCTTGTTGCGGATACCGTTCTGCTTGACCTTCTCCACTTCGGTAGAAGTCTTGCTAAAGTTGTTGTTAAGACGGTCTGCCGCCTCACTCCAAGTTCCCGTTTTGTTAATAGTATTCAGTTCCATATCACTTCACTTTATTTGGGCAACATGTTCTGATCCCATACAATCTCAGAACCTTTAACCATAATTATGCGTCCTCCCATTATCTGGGTCTGATATATATAACCGTCACTTCCTTTTTGCTCCGCGACCATACTATCCGGGCGGAAATATAATCTATCACTGCTAGAAGGATCGAACATGGAAATACTGGGAATCATCCCTCCAAGCCCGTACTGTAGGGAGATACTGAACAGTTCTTCTTCATTATAATCATACATTCTGATAGACGGTACGGAATACTCATCCTCAGGGGATATTACGATCTTGTAACCATTGGATGATATGACATTGACAGTACCACTAAACTCTCCCTCTCCTTTTATCCAGATATTGCCTTCCTTATCAATCTTAAAATTTCCGTTAGGTGACTTTACATTTTTAAAGATTCCGCTTTCCGCATTGACTTCCCCCCGGAAATATCCGCCCAAAGCATAGATATATCCTCTTAAGAACACATCACCGCCATGAGTGGCAACGAAGTTCGCCATGTTCGCCCATTCTTCATCCGTAGGCCGGTAATCAGGATCATTACGGAACCTCATTACGGTCAGAATTGCCTGTTCAAGTTTTCCTCCTGCCCAAAACGCCACATCATCATCGTCATTGTATATGCCGCTAACTCCGGCTGTGACCTTCTGTAACTTGCCATTCTTGTAATTACCCAGTTGGATCATATTGGCCAATATCAGACCACCAAGAATATCCACAGATCCATCCTTGATCGCACTGGCGATATAATTGATTGACTGGAAACCGGCTGTTGCCTTGTCATTGTCAAGAATTGAAGGCTTCCAGTCAGTAGCGATGGTTCCACGCTCTAACTGAAGGTCACAAACGGTTGCGGTACCACTGACAAGAAATATACCACTGCCATTGAAGGTGATCTTATGGGTATATCTCTGATAAGAGGATGTGAGAGGCTGAGAAACACTAAAAGAACCGCACGAAACAGACACAGACGTACCCTTTGCTTTATAACTGATAACATAACTTTCTCCTTTAATCAATGATACGGACTGGGACAAACTACCGATTGCAGCAGAGTACCCGGAGCCGGCATCACTGTCCGCAGATACGGTAGCCACACCCGTCCAATATTCCAGTTGCTTGCTAAAAAGTTCGGTATCCGCCGATAGCTCGGTAGCGGCAGACAGGTCCTCTGTTTCATAATCTCCGGTAAACCCGGAATTACGCAACAGATTGACACTTCCGACAGCCGCATTGTCTATCGCATCCTTAGCCTCTTGGGCAAGATCAGCCGCCGCCTGTATCTCATCCGGCAAGCCTTCCATATTCTTCCATCCGGTGGAACCCTGCTCGATATGGAACATACCCTTGATATCAACACCTTTATCCTGAGTGTATTCCATGTAAGTGGTCCGGTCCTTGTCACCAATGTACGTATCTCCGTACACCTTCATCCGGGCCTTGCCGGTAGACCTGTCAAAATCAAAAGAAATGACATCTTTCCCGGTCAAGGTAAAATCATTAATACCCTGATACATGATGATGGACGGAGAAACTTCGTTCACCGAAGAGAGAATTATCGCCGCCTGTCTGGTGATATCAGTCTTATGGCCCAATCCCACGATATCATCACCTGCCACCGGAACATCGTTCTCGACATTAGGATCACACACGGTCTTGGACAGGTCTATATAATTCTCACCTACTGCTGTGACCAACCGCCAGTAATAGCGGTTGCCGACATGATGCGAAATGCCTGTCTTGATATTGCACTCCTGTGCGATGGCGAGAGATCCCGGAGTAAACTGGTTCTCTATCTCAATTCCGTCTTCCTCTTCCTTGAAATAACAACGGTAGACATCATCCAACTCATCCACACGGTTGCATTTCATGCCTGCATGGGAAATCACCTGCTCGCCACCTACATACGTCTTCTTCTTTACTTCAAGCTCGTCAAAAACGGCTTTGACCTTGACATACAGATAATCAACAACAGCCTGTGACATACCGTTCTCAAGTACAGTAATTCCACTACCGTTCTTACCTATAAGTAAACCCTTCAAAAAAGTGATCAGCTCATTGGCAAAATCTTCTTTATCTTTACGAAGGAAGTATTTGGAAAGTTCCTCTATATTTGCACTTCCCGATATGGCAACAACCCGGTCTTTATTAGTCCTTATGTAAATAGAAGGATTCTTATCATCATTATGTATGTATATCTCACCCTCATTCAACCCTTCCAATCGCTTTTCAAATGATGGGGATATTTTCGGTATAATCGGATTTCCTTCTGCATCCGTTTCCGAACCGTACCACAATATCTTTATAGGATGATTTCTAGCCATGATTACACATAATTTTCATTAACAAAAGCAGCTTGCGCCTTCTTGTATTTTAACACATCGTCCTCTTCAGGATTAGTTAGCAAAAATGCTATACCTGAAGAAGAAGTTGCGATCTCAGTTTTGCCTCCGATCCCAGCAATATCGTTTTCTCTAGGGCGTAAAGTCACTTTATATATAAACATCTGTTTTTTACCTATTGTATCCAGCTTTTCCGGGACAGAATCCCCTTCCCGTACATACAAATTACCGTCTATGTTAACGTGAGAAAGGCAAAGTAACTTATTTATGAACTCCGCTATATAATACGGAACACCACGACTTGTCCCAAATACAAAATCAAATGTCTTATAAGGAAGAGAATACATTTCTATTATCTCCTGCTTCTGGTTCACGAACTGTTCGTTCTCAACTTTTAAGTCCACCCCATCCGGTTTGAATCCTCCTATTATTCTGAACTGAAACATCTGCTGAACATCATCAATCCAGAATATATTATCAAATGCAGAATTATTATCCTTATGGGAATATTCAATCAATATAGAATCACCTATATTCTCACACACACAGAATTCCTCACATTCCTTATCGCCTATAGTTACTGTATATATCCCCTCCGAAGGAGATAATGAGGCATAATACATCTTAACGCTTTCATTAACATCATAAGTGAGCAGTGCTATTGACGAGGAGATATTGCCAATCTTATCATTCAAAGAAGCCAAAGGTATTTCACCGTTATCGCAGAAAATTTGCAGCAAAATGTTGTCTGACAAGGAAAATACTTGTCTGAAACATCCTGCATTTGAATATTTATATTTCAGCGGTTTGAAGAATAACGGGCAAACATCTCCGATTGATATCATGGTCTTTTCGTTAGTTTCTAGCAGCTTGCGACTTCACAAGCTTTCATTGCAAATATAACAATTAAAAATTGAATCTTTATAAAGAATTAGAATTTTTCACAATCAAAGTTACCTTTGAACTTTGTGATTTTGTGAAATTGTAATCAGCCTGCTGATAATATCCCTGTATAACCTTGCCTTGATGTTCAAATTCAACAATTCCTGTAAGATCTTCCGGAAGCTCTACATCCGAAGTTTCAAATTCTACTTCCGCCACAGTAAACATCCTTTTTGAAAGAATTATATCCCTGCTTTCCCCCATTCCATCAATACCCACATCACTATTACCATCTGAAGACGCAAAAGTAAGCATCTCAACAGATGAACCGATATATGCTTCATTGGCCAAAACCATAGAAGAAGGAGAAAACATGGCATTGAACATTGTGTCAGGGCTGAGAACGCCACCCATAAGATAATCCCTGTTCAATATATACTTAAGTCCAGACGAATCAGATTTCACCCCTACCATAAATAAATCAGTGTCACTTTCGTTGTCTGTAGTATCTTCACCTATCTTGTCAGCAAGGAACTCTATGCCGTATGCGTCCGCACGGTATGGAGATATCATTTCAAGGCTATTGTCCGTCATGGTCACGCCTGTGGTATATTCATTCGTAAAACGAAACTCATCCTTACCATTAGCCGTGTCGTAATCCTGTTTGTCAAAGCCTATCCGTATGCGCGAATACACCAATGCGGAATTAACCTTCATCTCGTAATCGGATAAATCATCTATTTTTTTGACAACATCATCCGAGAAGTATTTGCCTCTGTGCCGGAAAGTTATCGTATTGCCGGATATGTCATAAGCGTATCCGAACACATAACTCATCCAACTTGCAAATTTGGTGAAGGATGTATATATTTTGGCTCCCGGAATCTTACGAGCTGATTCAGCCGCCAAGAGCATACAATTATCAAGCCTTCCGTCACCCATGCTTTCTATTACCCCCGTCAATCCGTCTTTTCCCCCGTTAATGCTTTTGAGTAGTCTGTTGAGCAACGTGCTGGGATTTACAACATCCATCTCAACAGGATTTATTCTGTTTTTCCATGATATCGTAACACGACTTTTTGAATCCACGGGATAAAGGGCAGCAAGGTTAGGACCAGACTGTTCCCTCCCTGACTGCACTTTGCAAAGGAGCACAAGCTTCTCTCCTTTAGCTAAGAATATATCATGATGTGCTGAATATTCTTTTTCTATAAGACCGGTGGAATACGTTTCATAGAATACCTCACTGATTGTTTCCAATGTCTTTTTATCCGTGCCAATTTTAGCTAGTCGGAAACGTACCCCGTTAGTCCAGCCCCATGGCGATATGATATTATAGCTTATCCAAAATTTAAAATCAATATCAACAGACAAATTGATGCTTTTTACGGCATATATCAGAGTGCCATCATCTTTACGTTCATCCAACACCTCCGTCCCATTATCATTTAGATAATACTCCGTAATACTTATATATGACTGATCCGATATCTCCGTGGCATTGCCTATATTAATGTCGGTTGCCTCTGTATATAATGACATGGGAAGCCACCTTTCAGCAAAATCCATTGACACAAAATTATCTTGATCCGGAATCTCCCCTACTTCTCCATTGTATATGTCACCTGTAGGAATCCATTTTGCCGATTCTGAAAGTTCAAGCCCGTCATAAACAAGAGGAATGGGACTTTTCACCTCTTCAACAGGATATTCATATTGGGTTCCCCTTTTAGCCTTTATCATGGACGCCACGCTATCATCCACGGCATTTATCTGTAAGATACTACCATTATCCTGCAATGTAGAGAAATTGAGAGCGCAACTAAACCGTTCATTATACAACCAACTGTTATTTCTTGTACTTATTATTATTGAAGCGGAAGCATTCAGATAATCTTCATCATATTGTTTTAACAGCAATATTCTAGCATCCCCAGCAAAAGAAAATTTGTTAGAAAAAGTACGGATAACACCGTCATAGTCATTTCTCTTGAAACTAGCCTTCACCTCGTCCCAATTCTCAAGATCATCAGTAACCCTGTACCTCAGACCATTTATAAGTAACTCACATCGATAATACATAATTATTTCTTTTTACGATTCAATTCATCGATTTCATCGCATGTCTGCCTAACAAGACAGGCGTAAGATCCGGCGGTCCATTCTTTCAGATTGATATGCATCTTATTATATTTTCCAATAGCGACAACTTCATTTATAAACCCTCGTTTTGTAGGCTTCTCCTTCGGTTCCTCATTCTTTTCCTTACTTATCTTGTCCAAATCATATTGTGCACGGGATTTTAACGCGGATATTCTAGCATTCATGACCATTACATCACCTTTCTTGCACGAATAACCTATCTTCATCAGAATATCACGCACCTCATCATACATTTTCAACTTCATCATGTTCTCACATGCCTTCATGCACTCCACGGTCATTGCGAGATTCATACGTTCATTACAATTCAATATCTCAGAGGATAACTGTTTGCTCCCAACAATTTCTATATAGTCATTGATAATTTTTGCCGATGCGGCCCCTTTGTCCTCACTGTCAAATTCGATAGTATTGCTATCATTGGTATAGATCTCTATAAAAACGGACAAGGGAAGTTCATATATGTCACTTGTATACCTCATAATCATATACTTTTTGAAAATTGCTGATAATTGTTTTCTCTTATCGCCTTGGCTAATTTTGCAAATCCTATCTGCTGTGATTTCTCCAGATGCCCTATCTTTTTCTCCAGTTCGCTATAATCATTAACTATTGATACAGGAGGAAGATTGTTTTCGCTTCTATATGCCATAAGACCATCAAAATCATTTGCATGAGCCTTTATCCTGTCCATATCCACAGCATAAGGTATAACCTTCGCACCTTTAGGGATGTCAACCAAAGTAGGGACAGACGGAGTAATATACGCCCCTTTATCTGTAACGATCGTTTCGGAAACGCCACCATCACCCACTACAGCCAATCCGCCTTTATGCGAATCAGTACCCTTGGCGTATTTTGGAATAGGAGTCGCTATAATAGTAGCAAGCTGTATCGCCCCCATAGCACCTAGAGCAGCTATCATAGGTATTGCAGCAGGGAAACCCAATTGTTCTATCGTCTGCAAAATACCACCTGCTATCTGTATAGCCGCTTCAGCTATACTGGTAGCTTTCTCAAACTTTGCTTGTTTTGTTCTTAATGCAGCTTTTTTCTTCTCCAATTCGGCATTCTTTTGTGCCGTTTTATCTTCCGCCGCACGTTTACGCGCTTCGGCTTCTTCTGTTGTTATAGCCCCTTTTTCTTCTAAAGCCTCTATACGGGAAATTTCCTCTTCACCAGCTTTCTCATTCGCTTCCTGTTCAGCCTCAACAGCCTCAATCTGGCGATCATAAATGGATGATATCATTTCACCAATTCCACTAACCATAGAAGCCCACATCTCGGTGGTTCTTTCCATCTTCTCACCGTCTGTAAGTTCTTTCCAAACACCCGATATCTTATCAGACATAATACTGAATCCCTTATCCATCCCGTCAAATATACCGGCAAACGGACTATCGATATCCGATGCAAGATCTTTCAATGCAGAAGAATAACCTTTCAACGCTTCAAAATTCCTTCGTGTAATATCCTGTTGCTCTTCCGCTTTTTTCACCTGATCATCCGCATTTATGGAACCTATCTCTGCTTCCATTGCCTTTATGGATTCTCTCAGCATTTCAATCTGTTGCTTGCTTACCACGCCCGATGCTTCCGCTATCTCGATCATTTTTTCAGTAGCATCTATCTGTATCTGCAATTGCTCGTTTGCGGCTTGCTTCTCCAATTCACGCATGGCTTCATCATATTCTTTTCGCGACATCAGCCCTTTTGAATAATTTTGTGTTATAATGTTTTCAAGCTCCTTATATCCAGTACTTGTAGCTGCTATACGGAGAGATGATTGTTCTTCTTCCAGTCTTAGCATCTCATCGGTATACTTTTTCTTTTCCTCGATCCTTTTTTCTTCGGCCTCTGCCAACTTCTTAGCATATTCCTCATTCTCTTTCGCTACCTTCTGCTTTCTCTCTTGAACCAACATTTCCCGGAGTTTGTTCTCTTCCTCAGAATATCCCTTTATAACTGCTATCTGGTCTTTATATTCTTTCTCTATGGCAGCAAGATTACGCTGGTGCTCATCCTCTATAAGAGAAACGGACAAGTCAGCCATTTTATTCCTAAGATTCTCTATATATTGTGCTAGATCATTTGCGGCTTTATCAACAGAATGAGGATCAAATGTAACATCTTCAATATCAATAGAATTTGCTATATCTTTACTAGCTTTATCTATCCGATATATCTGATTTAATATAGAACCTATTTCTTCATCCAAATCTTCAACCTGCTCGTTTAATTTCCCATACATATCTCTAGCTGTATCCATAGCTGCCCCTTGACTGGATTCATATTGTGCTTTCATCTGGTCTCTAGCAGATTCAAGTTTCGTACGTTTTTCTTCTTTTTCTGCCAATTGATCTTCCAATTCTAATTTTTGCTTAGCCTGTTCCACAAGACGATCTTGCACAGCTCTAGCTTTAGCCGAAGCTAATATGGCATTAGATAACCTTTGATAACTATCAGCCGCTTTACCTGCAAGAATATTTTCATCACTTATGTTTTTAAAATATGAAGGATATTGCTTTTTCAGTTCCTCAACGGCTTTTTTCCGTTCTCCCATAGGTTTATTCAAATTGACAGCCGCCCTATATAATATATCCAATTTAACAGCTTCATCTTGGGAATTTTTTACACCTTCTTTTTGAGCTTTATTCAAATCCTCCTGAAACTGTTTTAGATAATCAATTTCTTTTCTTGCATCAAACAGGCTACCTACCCATTTGGTTATCTCACCTCCATAACTCGATAAAAGAGTTATCCCAACAACTAAAGCTGTCTGCCAACTAAGAAGGGAACTCAATACCTGCTTAAATATGGGTATAGCTGTTTGATTTGATTTTTTAGCCAACTCATATTCAATTCTCGCTTTCTTTAACTCATCAACAAACATAGGAAGGTTATTAGATATGGCAAGAAAGAAAGTATTGGCACTAACAGACAAAGCTGGAAGTTCTCTTGCAATCTGTTGTATGGAAACATTAAGCCCATTCCAACCCGAAGCATAATTACCCACATTACGTTGGTAATTGCCCATCTGTGCATCTATATCCTTTAGTTGCTGATTCAGCTTACCGATACTGTTCAAGATATCCATACCTTTTGCCCCCTCACGTGCAGCTTGTGAAAGGTTATAATATTCTTTTTCCAGTTGAAGCATTGAAGCCTTCATCTCGTTATAGCTTCCTGTTGTGGCAATCGCTACCTGTGTATGATTTCTCAATATCGCCGAATACTGTTTATTCTGCTCTGTCAGCGTGCGTAACTGGGACACCGTAGCATCTCTTTTGGACTTGTACTCCTCTTCGCTGATAGAACCTGTCTTATACTCCTTCGATAATTCCCTCAGAGATGTTCTTAAGGCTGAAATTGTTTCTTTGTTATCACTTAATCTACTGTTCAATTCGGCGGCTTGTGCATCAAAAGCCTTTACCGTCTGACGGATTGAATCAAAATCAGCAGCAGTCATGGATATTTTCTTGGATGCCTCTTGGAATGAAACAGAAGCAGTTTCCGCATCCTGTGACACGTTTTTCAAGTCTTCGGAAGCGCCTCTCAGATTTATTTTCACTTCCGTTATCTTATCTGCCAATGTATTCAATGGTTTGGTAAGAAGCTCTATCTTACGGGAAATATCAGTCAATAACTTTAATTGACTAGTCTGTAATTCAGACAATCTATTTTGAGAAGCATATAATTTGGTTATTGTAGCATTATAACTGTCAACCTTAGACTGGTATTCTTTTAGATTACCCGGCTTAAAATTTATGCCTTCACTTAATTGTTTTGTGAAATTCGCATATTCGGAAGATGTGGTTTGAATATTAATCCTTATCTCATTTAACTTCTTAACGATGTTAGGATCAATCGCATCAGTAATTTTAAATTCTGCTCCTGCCATGGTCTTTTCGTAAGTTTTGGGTGATGCATGACTTCATGCACCTTCTAAGAGCAAAGATAGTGATTTTATTGATATTATGAAGATAAGGGAATAAAAAAGGGAGAAGCAAAAACTTCTCCCCGTGAAAAATAATTTATTTAAATTACCAATCATCATTTTCATTGCCTACAAGACCATTCTTCACTGCTTCTTCTATTTTATCCATAATAACATTGGAATATGCATGAGCCATAATCAATGCTTTAGATGATGTTTTCTTTGCCTTATGCTGATCCTTGGGACTGAAAGGATAACATGTTTCTATACCCCATTTTTCTATTTTCTTTGTCGTGTCCGCAGGCTGTCCTGTTGTACCAGCAGAAAAAGCTCCCATCCATCCACCTCCGATGTTCTGCTCAACCTCATAATATTGAAGCGTATATGTAACACGAATTTTTTTATCTTTAATATCAACTTTTATAACAGGGTGGATGTTAACATTATAAGCTGTCATTCCTCCAATATGTTGAGCGATTCCTCCCACAAATCCTTTAGCAATAATTACTCCCGCATCCTTATCATTCAATTTAATTACTGAGTTCGCATCGTTAAAAGATTCCGCAAACCAATGGTTTAAAGTAATATATAGCTGCTCTTTAGTCTGTTCCCCACAATCAATTATTTGCTCATAGGTCAAACTCTGATTCTTATCTAATACCAATGAAGAGCCTAAATTTTCGGCCGCTTCCACCCACTTATCACCATAGTTTTCCTTCGCATATTTTTCCAATTCTTCTGCTCTCATTACTTGAGCACTAAGATTCAGACTGAATAATGAAACAATCATTAAGAATAATACTTTTTTCATATAGTTATAATAATTTGGTTATTTTCAGCAAAGTAATATAAACTAAAACACAATTCAAAATATTACGACATATTTATTTGTAATTTAGAATATTGTCTAAATAAATTACAAACATAGCGTTTCAATCTTTATGTTTAAATTTCACCTTCTCACTTCTTTTCCCAGTGCATACAATCAGTTTGAGATGTTTGCCGTATATCCGTTCAAGTCTATTATTTTGTTCTTCCATTTTTTTGAAGTATAATTTCAAGTTTATCTATTGTTTTCATAGTCTTTTAAATTATGTTGCGAATCACAACGTTAACGGGCGTAAATACTCCACCCTACCGCCCAGATTGACGGTAGGGTATCATAAATGTGAACGTTGGTAAACCTCCATACAGCATTTACGCTTCTTTATATATGTGGCAAAATAATATTAGTTCTTATAGAAGAAGCTATCTTCGGGCTTCCTCGTAAGCCTGTAGCTTAGGTACAGGCAAACAAATACTATTGTTATCTCTATCATAATTTTGGGTATAGTTGGGCTATCCGAGTGTTACCCGGATAAACAAGTTACTGATAATGTTATATTTAGGCTGCTACCTTAGAATTGTATAGTTCAAGTATGAACCTTTTCCCTGCCTCCGTCCAGTACATATGTTGTCTGGTCTTGATATTACCTAGGCTGTCGGTATATGCGTGCGGCCGATGCACAGTATATCCTTTATCCCGGTATTTGGAATAGAGATAGTACACTCCGCTTTCCTTATATTGTATTCCCCATTGGCAAAGGAGTTTGTTTAGCTTGATGTCAGATATACCGATGCAGGAAGCTATCATGTTAACGGTAAGATAGCCTTTGGAGGAAAGGACCTTGTTGCAGTATTCTACTTTCGGGGCTGCTTGGCGTAGCTGTTCTTCTTGTAATGCGTTCTGGTGTTCAAGACGCTGTTTTTCCTCCCGTTCGCTCTTTAACTGTGTAGCCAGACTGATAACCAAGTCTGGATTATTAATCATTTGTTCAAGTGTTGGCTGTGTGGCGGTCATGCCGTATTGAAGCAACTCTTTGATACGCTTATTACACCATATAGCGAATGATGGAGATAACCAACGGGCAAATTCCAATGCAACATCTTCGTGAAGCCATGTGCCTTGTTCGTTATTACCACCTTTAACTACTTGAATTAGTGCCGATATGGGAATATGCATATCGGCTGAAAGTGCTTCTGTGAACTCGGTAGTAGCTTTCAATCTAAGCCAATCCCCTACTAATTTACCAAACGGCTTTGCCATTTCTGTGGCATTTACCATAACACTATCGCCTTTCTGAAAGGTAATAGGACTTCCGTTGTATTGGAAGATTTGATTTTCATTCAACTGTCGCATAATAATGAAAATTAAAAGTTAATAAATAAAGAAAGCAGAGAATTTCTCCAACTTGCGACAGTTCCATATCGGCTTTGGGGCGAATATGTACGGAGAAACCTCTGCTTATATTTTAAGCAATACTTCAATATCGGGCATAAAAAATTCCCAATCCGAATATGATAATAAAACTGTCGCACTGCAAAGTTACAACATTTTTTCAAACAAACAAATAATGAAAATATATTTTTCATTGTTATTTTCACACACATAATATCCATCTTTCTAATGACTTTCAACACGCCACAATATGCCTTACCTGTAATTTCTGCAATTTGCAGTGAACTTATTGTTCTTTTTTCGCCATTTTCCCCATCAATAGGTACTAACTTATTAAAATTTTCCATATCTTTGCGATATAAGATTAATATTGTTCCCCGTTGGCGGCTCAGTCACTTCCGCCTTCGGGGATTTATTTTGACTGATTGTAGCAGGTGGGGAATCGAACCTCATTGTGCCATTATTCACTCCTGCTTTCCTCCCTTATACTATCCACGCTTGGAATCGTATAAAAAGAAAGTTCCGTAATAGGTGCAAGCTACTACGGAACAGTCATATATAAACTCCAATAGGAGAATATTTAATCAACATCAAGTAACGCTTTGCACTTGTTACAGATACAAAGGTAAATGATGTTTTTATCTTATACAATGGTATGAATATTAAACAAAAGACAATATCAATTAATAGTAATACTAAGTAACGCATAGTAATATATAGTAACGCAATTATTAAATATCACATTCGCAATTTAGACAAAATCTAAATTATAACATAATTGATAGTTTTGTTTTTCAATTAAAAAATAAATGTCTTTTTTTGCACAAAACATTTGTAACAAACGAACTGTTTTTAGATATAAGCATCATTAATCATGGGAATATAATATGGCTGAAAAAAAACAAAGTTACACAGAGGAAGAATTGAATGAAATGATTGCATGGTTTAATGATCATGCTAACCAACTTCCCAAAACAATGCAAATTAACAAATCTGCGTTCACTCCAGATTTAGTCCTCACTATCGAAAGCTGCATCATGCAGGCGAAACAAAATTTAGGAAATTACAAGATGGAAGGATCATTCTTGCTTCTAAGGCAAATAAGAGCCAATATTGAAAAAGGAGAAAACGATCTTTTGTAGATCCGTCCTTTACATAGATAGCGGTAATCCTTCCGGATGTCCGCTATCATTTCACGGAAATATGAATTCAATAAACTCGCCTGACCAGTTTTCACCTTCACGACAGAATTTATACACATCTCCAACCTTGTATAATATATAAACACATTCATCCATAACAGCAGCCTTCTCTGCGATTGAACGCATATGTTCCATCTCCCTCATTGACTTATTTCCTTGGCACAAACAGTTTTTCATAGTTCGCACCTCCTTATAAATTTCTCAATAGAGGGCATAAGCCTGTACGTAACATAATGCCTCCTTGCTTTGGAGCTTACCTTAAAAATTTTATAGCCATATTTCTTCTCAATATCAGAACCAAAAGAAACGCCATAGCTGGCAATCCTTATACCATTTGATATTGGTATTGCCGTGATGGAACTATAAAAATCTCCACGTATGATAAGGTTTGGAGTATTGTTCCCTCTTGCAGAAAAACCCAGATATGAAGGTTTCGGTTTCTGTATCTTTGTCTTCCAATTTTTATAGCGTTCGGCGTTTTTCTTCCAATGCTCTCCATAAGTTTTTTTAAAGTATGGGTCCTCAGTATATCCAGGGATCAAAGGATTTTCATCTCCATCAACACCACTATATAGCTGTTCTCGTACATATTCCTCAAACTGAGGAGCATCCTTTTCCATCTTATCCCTTATCATTGGCTGAATGCCATCAGCCAATTTCTTCCAACATCTCGCGTATTCCTCCAATGTCATAGCAAAAACGGGGGATCAATCTCCCCCGCCTCCTAAATTACTGTTATTGATAATCCTATTATATACGGAAACCAGCCTTGATTTCCGCCTTTCTCTAGAAATGTCCTTCCAGAATACATCTATATTCTGAGCGACAAACTCATCCAATGAAAGTTTGACCACCTCGGACTCTATAAATGTGACTCCATTAATTCTCATTGTACCCATTGTTCAATTCCAATGACCCCATTAGCCTGTAAAATAGAAGGAGATTTAAGCACCGGTACACCTCCTGTCGCTGTAAGCACACCGTTACTGTATTCCAGTGCTGACGCACCAGAAACGACTGTTGAAGCCTTATTAGACAATACAGTGCCATAATATGCAGTAAGGTCTGTGCGGTCATAGTGATCCACGAGTTTATATGTATTCTCAGGAGATGCCATTTTGACAAATTCAACGTAATTCAATCCCTTGAGAACATTTTCCAAATTGACACCCGCTTGCTTTACAGACATGTTTTTCATCATCTTCTCGGTATCGGAATACATCGCATTAAACGCAAGATAAGCCTTCTGACCGCTTGAATCATAAGCCTGTCCTGTAGGGTAAACCCCTGACAAATCGAATCCTGCAAGTTCATCTGTTCCGTCATCTTCTCCGTAGATTACATTATTCTTGTCAAAAACATACATATCAAACAATGTATCCTTGTTGGATACAAGATTAGCTTGTAAAGCTAGATTAAACTTACGCAACGTGAATGTATCCGTCCTTGCCGAATAGCCCGTTATTTCCGACCCGGCATAACCATTTTCTGTTGTATTGGGTTCACCTCCGCTTACCGCGTATTCCGAAAATCCTGTAATAGGATAAATTCTGTCCGGATAATCAGCATGACAGGCTTCCTCCAAAGCATCAGCAGTCAATTCCTTGGGCAGTTTTTTGCCATGAATGACCAATATAACACCTGCGACCTTGTCCGGTTGCAGGGGGCAGTAACTCATTCCAGTATTAAATCCGGACGTGCTGCCGCACTCTCTAATATCTGTTCGCATAACAATTCTGATTTTTAACTGTTAAATCCAAATTCTTTATTTCAATAGCATCTATCTTTTCGCCAACTTCCTTACCGTCAACATCAACAGCACCACGTCTTCCAAAACTATAATTTTCTGAATATGTATGGCTTACAATACCGGAGTAACCGAAATCAAATTTATCACTTTTTTTTAACTCTTCTATGAATCCGTAATACAAAGGTCGAAGAATACCTTCAAAAGATATCTCACGACGTTGTTCATTTGTATACTTTTCCAGTGTATTGGTAGCGATTATTATGTTTACAGATGCCTTACAAAAATAATTCTCACTATCCCTTTCCTCGTCTAAGGGAACATACAGCCCTATCATTGGGAATTTTCCCGATGCTGTCACCCTGCTTTTCCCAAGAAGAAGAAGTGTTTCCCTTATATAAGAACTGTCACCATATATGTAATTTATCTGTTGATCCATTCTTTTTGACAAGGAAGCACATACATCTGATATTATATCAATTATCATAACCCAAAGGAATTAATTGTTTCCATCAATTCGAAATCGGTGGCGATATCCGGATAGTCCGCATTATTGGCTTGAAGCCATCTCACAAGTCTGATATTCATTCTTACCATGTCGTTCCATGCAAACATCATTTTCCTTTCGGGACTTACAAGACGACCATCATCTCCATCAGCCTTCACTCCTGTAATAGTCGCCTGAGTGTGATTATGTCTCAAGTAATGGAAGTATATATAGTTGGCGATGGGGGATTTGGAAATCTCCCTATCGCCATCACTATATTTCATGACAAGATGCGCTATAAGATCATCCCATCTTTTTTCCTTCGTTTCTCCATCGTTGGAAATATAGGATGAGAATTCCTTATACAACTTTTCCCCTAGGAGCTTCTCTAAATATTCCGGCTCATATTGCATTACAAAGCCTTGAAGGCTGTCAACAATTGCCTTATTAGTCTCAGAAGGAGTATGTATATTCAATACTGCACCTTCGATATCAAGAATACCACCTTGGAAAAAAGTATAATCCACCAACATTACACAATATCTTTGAGGTTCTTCTTTTTATTGAACAAATCTTCAGCACCGATTTTCTTAGCGTCCTCCATCAATTCCGAAGGAACAGTGGCAACACGTCCATCTTGGAAGAACTTACCTGCAAGTAACATATTAACACTTACTTTATCACCTTTTTTATAAACGGCCCCGTCCTTTGCGAACTCAACCTCATAAGTTTTAGTCAAATTTACTTTCATAATGTTTAATAAATTTATCCGCCAATACCGGCAGGGGTTATAGCTTCAATAACGGTCGCAATCTGACCCTTGACAAATGCAGTTTTATATTGCTTTTTAATATACGCCATAAGACGTTTTTCACCAAGGATAGTCACCATATTTTTAGTGAAATCATCATTTTCCCACCCAAGTGTAATGGTAAGGACCCATACATCACGGATGTTAAGATAGTTAAAATCTCCAACCCAAATATCACCTTGTTTGATCGCAGTGCTGGTTTCCACTCTCAGACCTTGAATCAGTTCATCACCAATACGGAAAGGACGAAGATATTGCCCATTAACATCCTTAGTCAACTGCATTTGTGCATAGTCAAGAGGATGCATGAGCACAAGGTTTGGGCGATAAGCCATATTGGACATTGACACAATCTGTGTATACATACCAACAATAACATCATAAGTGTTGGGCTTATCTACTTTCAGAGTTGTCAAGGAGAATGTAGGTATATCACTCCCAATCCCTTTAATCTGACCACCAGAACCAGTACCAGACAGAATACCTTCTTCTTCTTTCAAACCAATACGATTGATAATCTCAGCCCTAACCTCCGCAACCAACTGAGGCAAATCAGATAATGTTTCTTCGGTTACTTTTGTGCCAAGAGCCACTTTGCCAGCATTGATAGTAACTTCTGACAATGTACCGCTCATCATAGGCTTAAGACCGCCTTCTGGAACCCATTCGGCTTCTTCTTCACCCGGATTGAACTCCGCATAAGTTAATGATCGTGTAGATATTGCTGCCACATTGGCAAATTTACGGATTACAGTCTGAGAACGCGGATCAACAGATAACTGACTATCAATTGTCATGTTATAATGTGGTGCCACACCTGTACTCTTCAAGGGCTCAACATCCTTTTTGCTCATAACAAGTGTAAGGCTTTTCTTGAATCCAGGAGACTGCTTACAAGCTGTTTTCAAGTCCACGGATTTCTCTCCATGTTTGCCTACAGTAATGAAATCCTTCAATTGCTCTTCAATCTGCTGGTCTACAGATTTGAAAACCGTTTCCCCATCTTCATTCTTATGCATTGCACCCTTCATGCGAACAATTATCTCTTTCATCTCACCAAGTTCCTTACGCACTGTTTCCAATTCCTTTTCGGAGTCTATCTTTTGAGTAACCTCATTTAATTTATCCTCAAAAGTTTTTTTGTCGATAGTATCGTTCATGAAATCACCTACAGTAGCGTTTATTGCGTCCTGCAACGCCTGTAATGACTTCACGGAAACCTCATCCATTCCCGACAAATCAATTTTGCTTAAAAAGTCAAATTTCATACTTCTTTAAGTTTTAAAGGTTTTGTAAATATTTTTATTTTTTTATCGGCTCCCTCTTCATCAAGTGGCTTGCCTGCCGGCTTGTATCGAGCGAGTGACATCGCTTTTCTTATTAACGTTTGAACTTCCTCTCTCTTCCTTATTGGAAGTCCTTTACATACATCACTTATTTCAACCGGAAGTGATTCCAACGCACTTTCATATTCTTCTGCCGATTTCAGACCAAGATATTCAGTTTCCCCGTTACATCCTATGGACACTACGGATATCTCATATAGAATGACTTCCTTTACAACCAAACAGTCACGTTCCCTATCATATTCACATTTTTCCCATACATAACTATAACCTATAGAGAACTGGTTCAAAGTTCCACTTTCAAGCTGTTTCAACGCTTGATTCCCTCTTTCCACATCATCAATAGACGCTTCAAAGTAAAGCCCTTTCTCATCTTCTTGCAGAAGCGTAATGCGTCCTATAGGTTCATGCATGTCATGCATCCACAACATGATAATCTTATCATTAGCAGAACTTTCCGGACCTCTCTCCTGTATACTTTTTGAGAAACATCCTTTCAAGAGCATATCACCGAACTTATCAATGTTATTGAAAATTGCGGCATAACCACTGATAGTTCTGCTGCCAGAATCATATTGTATCTCCTTTGCATAAAAAGATAAGGATTTATACTGCTTCCCCAGCCTGTCCTTGTATTTGCTTGTCTCCATCATTATTTATTTCTATTTTAAATTCCCCTTTTGGGTTATCCGGATCAATATCTGTAAAATTAGACATCTCAGTTCTTGCCTCCTCAAAAGTAATCAGCCGGTTGTTATACAATGAAGCTATAGCATTAGAGGCTGTAGACAAGGCATCCGCCAACTCTTTCATGTCCTTTTGAAGACAAGCGACATGAGTAAAGTCCATTTTGATTATTGCTCTGTCCTTACATATAGCATTAGTCAAAGCCTCTGTTATACATTCACTGTCAGGAATAATAAGATCCTGATATGCCGCTTTCTTTGCCTGAGAAGAGTTATCATAAGTACTTCCTTGTATAATCAGATTGGCGTCAAAACCTATGGTCTGAGCTATCGCCTCCAAACACGCCTTATCTTCCTCATGAAGCTTCAATTGTTCCGTATTTGATCCTAATGTAATCCATCCCAGTTTCTTAGGAGTCACCATGATTTCATACAACTTATGCACTATGCCATATTTCCTTTTAAAATCATTCTGCAATTTTTGGGATTCAGACGGAGTAATGGCGGCATTCCCTACATCAGTCGTATCATTCCCGTACAATATCCCTTTTGGACCTCCATTAACTATAAGATTTCCTCTCCCTATCAGTTGAGCCATATAGTTTCGCGTATGCGAAGATAATGCGTCTACAGGGGAATGGAAGGCAATTTTCCCTCCATTATTGCTTGGAATATCCATTATTGAATCGTATATGACAAAATATTCCTCATCCCCAAGCTCTATATTTACATCTCCCCAACGTATATATACCCTTTTAGCAATTGAAGAAAGTTCTGTCTGAGTAAATGGGTCTTTACCGAATGATTCCATATAAAATAATTCGGGAGGTATTACCATCATGGATTTAGGCAGGTCGGATTTTAAAGCTCTCAATGTATAAATAGGGCAAAATCCGAAACATTTTAAGGATATCTCAACCTGTTTTATAAAGGAACGCCCACTCTGTATTATATTTGGACGATTTAAGAGAGTCACAATATCTTTAAAACTCCTCTTTTCATTCCCGTTCATATCTGTCACGTAATATCTTCCGTTCTGAATCATTCTTCCGCAATGATCTAGAACCATTGCAAACGGCCAACATTCATGCAAGGCTCTTGCTTTCCCCTCAACAGTAGACATATCGTAATCTATATTTCCTTTATTGCCAGGAAACAGGCTCTCTACCCATTTAGGTACATAAATAAAATTACCCCCATCATCCTTACCATGATAGGTGGCTTCATCATACATATCCTTATTTGACTTCTTTAAAGAAGGTATCTTAAACCAGTGTCTCATATACAACAATAAAGGCAACCGCCGTTATAATACAGCAATTGCCTCCACAGTGATCACGTTCTAAAAGTGGGTATGGTGCAACTTCACACCATGAAGGCAATTGCCTGTTACAAAGGAACAAATTAATTTATTAATTAACAAGTAATTCAAATATTATTTTCGTTTAATATAAATTAAAATAATAAACTTCCAATTTATATACCCTAAAAATACCCATATTAAAAAAAGACCAACATTTTTTGTACAACATCCGATATTTTTTTGCCAAAGTTTTGATATATCTTAAAAATATACCAATTATATATTATATTTTTTCGATACGTAATAAGACAGTGCTGCTACAGAATAAATTGCAGCGCAATCATCTGAACCATTATAGTCCAATACTCCATCCATAAACTCATTGTATTGCGGTATCTTGTCATAGTCTGAACGGAACATCACATTATTTTTGATAAAATCCAAAAAAGCAGATATCCTAGCGTCTGCTCCCATATTTTTATGTATGATTCTGACATCATATCTATCCCTTAAGCCCCGTGCTATAGGAAAATAATTTTTTTCACTTTCAAACAAGATCTCCGCAGGAGATATCCCTTCTAAAAATGACAGAAGAACATTTTCATCAAATGAACTTATATATGTCACATTATCGATATATATTCGCTCATTTACATAACATGAAACCATAATAAACTTTCCGGCATATTCGGGAAGAACATATACAAGTCTTGTCCCCTGAATATTTTTAGATATATCATAATATCTCATATCTTTATTTTCCTGCTTAATTTTACTTCGTTTTCTTTTTAAGGAGAAACGAGTATATTCATCCTTAAACACCCATACGGTAATATAACGTAAGCAGTCGCAAATGTGCCCGTACTTCTCATAAGACTGCCCCGTAACCTTATCCTTAACTCTCGTCTTCAACATTCCACCGTTAACATCCTTCTTGGCATTATTATAATCAACAACTGAATTCTTACATCCGTCATCTACTGAAAAACACATTCCGGAACCACCATCAAGCATGTAATTGACAAACTCACCAGACATGGGCACGGACGGATTAGAATATGGTATCCTTTCTTCGACATGGTAAGTACCTTCCAGCCCTTCTACGAACTTGTCAAGGAATGACCTCTTTTCATCATCTATAGTATTCCCATTCCTTGTTGAAGCGTCACCATATAAATACAGCATATCATTGTATCTGATTGACCGCAGATAATCAACAGCCATCCGAGATGCATGCGTTACTGTGTTAAATGGATCACCGGCACATATCTCATTAAACTGCCTTATATGACTTCCGTCCACTTGATAAAAACAAATCGAAATATAGGGAAGAACATTGTTATCAATAGAAATATGCACAGGAAGTCCCTTGATATATCGTGTTGTTTTAATATGCCTATTAGAATCGAAAGCATATAGAAACTCACCCCCCGTCTTAATACTACCCCATTCACCCAGCGCATATACCCGGTAATAGTTGTAGTCATGTTCCTTGTACCATTGATAATTGGATATTGTCTGCCTGTCATAATATCCATATTTACCGTCCGGAGAACCAACCACCCAAAAATTATTTTTATAAGACGAATGCAGTTCTATTGTATCCGATGGGTACTTTTCCAGCTTTCCTGTACGTTCATTGGCGATCATTCTAGGTTTGCAACCCCGTTTCCCTAATATTGTGCTGTATGCCTTTGGCAAAGAACTTTTAGTAAGAGGATTTTTCACTTCGCCATATAGTTCATTTGGAAGATCGTCCCATTCATAAGTATCAAGAATTTTCGTTTTAATCCATGAATCCTCAGATACAGGATTAAAATTGCATATTATCTGCAACCCTTCCTTACCTCTAAGACGGAAACGTATCTGAGTAAAATCTTCATATTCGAACTCGGTTGCTTCTTCCATCACTATCCAACGATATCCAGTGATAGACTTTATTTTTTCAGGATCATCAAGCCCTGTAAAGTCAATTTTACAACCATTTACACAAGTTATATTATTTTCCTTAGGCACAAAGAACTGACTCAGTTGAAGAGCCTTTAGTTGGGTCTTAAACTCTTCATACACTGTATTCCTCAGACTAGCTCCCACTTTTCTTACAACAAGAGCCGAACCTTCGCAAGAAAACACAGACAATAGCACCGATTGTGTCGTTGATACAGATTTTCCCGATGAAGAACCACCTCTGTTTATAATGTACCTGATATTCTTGTCATGCATAGCCTTACGGATATGCCAAAACAGAGGATTGAACAGCTTATATGAGAATACCATCTCTATCATCACTCGTCCCCAATTATCATGCGCACATTGGTACTGACATCACTTTTTACTGGAGCATCCCATCCAAGCATCTTGCTTATCTGTGTAATGGCGGCTATTTTGCTGTATAGCCGTATCTCCACTCCATATTGAGTGTTCTTAATTGACTGTATGCATAGACGGACGGATTTCGGAATATCCTCAACAGACTTTACCATATATGTATCTTTACCAGAGGACAGCAGATCTATCGGATCAACATTCACCACGCTTGCAAGAAAGCGAAGCACATCATCCTTCTTCATATCAAACCTCTCGCAAGCCTCAACCTGAAGCTCATTCAACCGGGAGGCCACATCTGAATCTTTGAGAAGGTCAAACGCACGTTTGCGCACAGTTCCGTCCTTCCAATTCACACTGCATGGATAAGCTTTCCGATACGCCTCTGATGCGTTACCCGTTTCTATATAATAGTGGCAAAATTTTTCTCTATTTATTACAAGTTTCTTTTTCATAAAAGTCTTTTCGTCCGAAGAACGTACCGCGCTCCTTTACACGGGATCATTACAATTCAAAGTTACGGAAAATATGAATAAAACAAAAAACATACCATTTAATTCATGTACCCTAAAAGTACCCTAAATTCATTTCTTTTTAAGTATTTCAATACATTCCTTTATCCCATCATCGAAACCTTGTTTATAGCCTCTAGTATATTCCCCTATATTATATACCGTCATTGACAGAAAAAATAGAAGGATACCTAAAGCCTTATGCCAACCAGGCAACGAGATGGAAAACGGCTTAAATGTAATTGTGAGATCGCCAACCCATAATAGGGCGATAATACATATAGATATAAATAAAATTGTTTTCATCGCTTATTTTCTTTCAATAATTCCGGATTATCATATATGTTACCTATCACTTCAAGATGATTACCTTTGCACAATAAAAATCCACGTTGATTATTTAACAAACGAAACCCACCATCAATATAATCTACTGAAAAATTGTCGTAACCAGCAACATTGGAACAAAAAACTCCATTAGGAATATCAATCCCATATTCTTTTGTTTTGACTATATCCCCCTCGTAAATCTCTTTGCCGTTCTTGTCACATAATCCGGTGAACTGTCCTACTGTTTCAGGAAGAACTACACAAGTTGTCTTTTTTGGAATAGGTTCAGCATCTTCAACGAGTGTAATAGTTGGGTAGTATCTTGGATATGTTGTCAAAGATCCTTCTATCCACTGTCTTGTTTCAAATTCTTTTCCTCTGAATTTTATTTCACGTTTCATAATCAATATCTTTTTCCGTTCAACATAGGTCTTAATTCGTTATATTTTTGTTTTTGCTCGATATGCCAAAGCAAATCTATGTCAAGATGTTTGGCAAGTCCAAAAATTGACAGTATCATATCATTCACAGTAATAGAAAAATCAAATATTCCGTCATATCTAACAGGAAGTGTAGAGATGGAATAGATTGATTCGGTAAAAGTTTCGTCTTTACAGGCTTCTGCCAGATCTTCAATACAGTCATCAATATCTCCGTTGGCAAGTTCAAGGCTTATCCCTCGAAGTCCTGCAAGGTCAAGCAGGCGTATAACTGCATCGCTTAGTTCGTCTGAAATCGTATCTTTGATATATTTTTCAAAACAATACTTGAAATTGACATCATCGTGCGGTTCTTCATCCTCATAAGAAGATTTAAAAGATTCTCTGTCGGCATGTTTCCCTTTTCTATCTGCTTCCACAGCTTCCATAAGCTCGGAAATGACAAGACAAAGAAGATGTTCATTACTCAGCTCCTTATCATGGAAACCGTGCTCGCAAGCGGTCTTATAAGCTCGATCCCGTAGTTCGTTTAAATTAATATTTTCCATAATCATATAAGTTTTAATGCTTCCCAAATACCAGCTTCTAGTGCTTCTTCGTAAATATCCCATTTACCACCATCATTAGGTCCTTCATAAACAGAACTAGTTATATGAGTTCCATTATCAGCTTTAGATATTTCGTATCCATAGCCACAAGCACAGTTATATACACATATATGAATATTTTTGGTTTCACGTAACCACTTTTGGGCGACGGATTGCGGAGGAACAGATAGGTATTTATAACAATGATTCAAAGTGGAAACATCTATGAGATATTTTCTTTCATTGAACCCTTTCTCTTTAAGCAGTTTAGCAGTTTCTAATGTTACAAGTTCTTCAGTCATGGTTATTCTCCTTTCTTTTGTTACTTATTACATTCTTCACAATGTAATTTATAAGCATGGGCAAACATCTTTAACGTAACAGGATCAAAGTGAAAATCTGCCTGTTTCCCTTCTATGACAACTGAAACACATAATTGACCGTCGCAAAAGTCAATATATACCTCGCCACCTCCATCCCCTCTAATGGAAAAGGTTTGTGTCTGTACACTATCCATGATTCTCCTCCTTTAGTCTTTTAATTAGGGCATCAGCGCAATTAAGCGAATATTTAGCTACTGCCTCAGAATTAATACCATTCTCGTTTGCTATAACAACTTTAATAATGTCTTTTGCCAATTCGTACCTACGTTGTTCCCAATCAATGTTTTCACTAAAGAAATTAAGTTCTGCCAGCTTGAGATACATGTTTCCCACCAATGCAGTACCATCATCATATAAATCCTTAATCTCTACAATTTCTCCAGTTGATTTTACTCTTGCTTTCATATTTAATATTCTGATTTAATAATAGTACCAAATGAACGATACCGATGCCAAACTATATTTCCACGCTGAATTTCAGTAAGCCAATCACAAGCCTTAAAAACTTGTCCTACATTATATAGGAATGGTCTTTTTTGAATTTTTCTTTTTATTCTTGCTTTCATATTTAATCGAAATACATTACTTTCTTACCTATACATACTTTGAACCTTGAAAAAACTTCACTATGTTGTGTAATATTATTGGGATTATATTTGTTAACAAAACATCCAGTACGTTTATGGTATCTGACACAAGCATTTTCAGGAGATTTAGCCAATACATCTTTTTCATCTATAAAATCAGAAAACAAATCATCTCTGTATGATACCTTATACCACTTAACTTGGTTTCTTATCTTTTTAAAATACTTTGCTTTCATCATTCCTCCTTTGTTTTAATATCCGTTACTTTGCCACGACTGACAAAACAGAAACATCCCATCACATTACACAGGTATGATTCATGCTCCATCTTACACTCTTTGCATTCTTTACATAATGAACATTCACTGCAAACGAAATTTTCATTGAACGTTTTGCTCATTTCATGCAACACACCATCTATTATTATTCCGCTATTTATTTCCATATTGTCTAATTAATTTAATTGCTAATAGAGGGTCTTTATCTCCTATTTGATTGATTAGCTTTGTAAATTTGTCCACTCTGCCATAGTGTCTAACGCAAATAGCATTTGCCTTCATCGAGCGTCCTAATCCGTATAAATACTCCATGCGTGCATTTCTACGGATATTCTTCATTATCTTTTTTGCTTGTCTTAATTTCATATCTCAATCTCCTTTTCTTTCATTCATTGCAATTTTCTATTTTTCTCATTGATTGCCTCATGTCAAATTTGAAGTTGTCTAAAATCCTTTTAGCCTTAATTCCACATAAAGAACAAACTACAATGTCATAGCCTTCTTTATCACTCACAGCGTTTTGTTTTACCCAATGGTGTTTTGGACTTATGCAGGAATAAGACTTTGGTTTACGGATTTTTGATTTCGTGCACTTATCTGATTGCTCAACATTTCCGCACCTTGCTTCTATGCGAGATAAAGAAACATAAGCATACGCTGCACCTTCACCACATTCAAAATTCAAGTGATTATTGAATGCCTCTTTATCAAAGCCGAAATCCTTTCCACATCCGGGACATCTGTAACCCATAGCTAATCTCCTTTCTCTTTAATCCGTTCCAGTACATCCCTGTTGGCTTCGAGTATATCATCGAAAGACGGGATCGGCATATAGTGAGTAATACGATATAGGGGAGAATCTTGTAAAAATATTCGATTATCCGATTCCCATTGACCATTTCCATAATACAAGCCAACAAAATATCCTTTACGAGAATCTTTCCATTCCACTGTAAAAAACACACCTGTATTTTTTTCCGGCAACCGTTCCTTCACACTTATCCACGGAGATTGCTTTGACTGCCATTCGGCTCCGTCTTTGAATAACGGAACGGCATATTTTTCTATCGTTGCCGCAAAAGCATTATAAAGGCTTGTATCTTTATGCTTGCTATATCCATCTTTCAATTCTTGTAATATCTTCTCGCGTTCAATTCGAGCCGCTTCTTCTACAGTATGTTTCATAATCATTCTTTTATAAATTCAAGTTTGTACCCTAAATACCCCGATTTACCTTCCGCATCCATAGCCCGTCCTGTCAAGTTACCATAAAGTTCATCCATGATAATGTAAAATATTACTTTGGGTAATGGTTTTTGCAGATATTCAATGTACACATTAAATAATTCATGCTTTGGAGTTACCGTTTCGATTTCTCTGAAACATTCGGTTATCGGACGAAAATCAAATCCATTCTTCTTTGGGTTGGTCAATAGTTCCTTATAGGCAGCTACAAGACCAGGGGATAATTGTATTGTTTCACACTTCATACTTGTACTATTTCAAATTCATCTGCATGTTCCTTACCAATCCAATTCCGTTTCTGATTTTCAGTTGCGGTTTCATAGATTCTTCCTCGCTTAGACAAATGCCTTTTCCTAAAAATACCTTCTTCTCCAAGTTTGTCATAATCTCTTCTTGAAGGGGATAATCCCTTTGCCCTGCAAAAGAACAATCCCGTTTCCTTGTGTCTAAATTTTACTGCCATTATTAATCCTCGAACTTTTCAAAGTGTACATCTTGGTTATCTTGTCTCACATTACAAATGCAATAATGATCATTGCATTCTGGTTTACAATTAAAGAAGCATTTATCACATCCGCATATAATATCGCTATCTTTTTTCACGATAATTTTGGCCCCATCACATTCAAATACTTCTCCTATTTTTCTTTCCTGTCTCATAATTGTTCAATCTAAGTTCGTTTTGAGGATTATCCATTAAACTTAAACTCATCCATATATCCCATTTCTTTCAAGCGGATATTAAACTCTTCAACCGAATCATTATTAGGAATGAATCGCTCAAGAACATCGTTAAAAGGGTGCAGATCGTTTTTTAAAATATCATTAGCCTCTTCTTCTCCACGTTTCTTTCCTAATCGGTCTTTGCATACTTCTATGTAATCATCTTTTGTCATATTGTAGTGCGTGACTGTATCAACAATTGTACTAAACCTACAATATAAGCCGTTTGGCTGTTGGGCTATAAATGATCCCATAATTACCTCCTTCTGATCTAGTTTTGAATTATTTTTTTATAACTACCGCCATTGTACTAATAGATGTGCCACTCTCTTTAAACTCGCCTGCGCTGATTTCAAACACTTCTCCATGTACTTTTTCCAACCATTCCCGGAACTCAACACATTTCTTTTCAGACGCGAATTTCCAATGCTGACTAGTTATAGCTGCAAGAATTCCACCTTCTTCCAAGCGTTCATACATAAGTCTTACATGGTCTATGTCTTGATTGCCGGAGAATGGAGGATTAGCAATAATCTTAGTGTAATGCCCTACACTGTCTTTCGTAAAATCTTCATCAAGCAATATTACGTTATCAAGTGTATGAAGGAACTCCCTGTTTTCTGGCATCAGTTCATAACATTCAACTGTTACTGACGGGCACGACCGATGAATCGCTTTTATCAGAGCACCACGTCCGGCACTTGGTTCAAGTACGGTATCTGTTTCATGAATTCCACCGGCAAGCATTACCAGCCAGTCTGCAATATCAGCAGGTGTTTCAAAGAACTGAAAATCTTTTTGCAAATCGCATCGCTTACCTTCTTTCAAGATGGAGAACACACGTTCCGGATTAAAAGGAAATGTGAAACCCTGTACCTTCCCACCTTGCCATGAGCCGCCGGCTTCTTCTATCCACTTTTTTGCTTCGGCATAAGATTTTTTGTTGAATTGAACTTGGGGAAGTTTGAGGATATTGTTCTCAAGAGTACAATGTTTCAATATCTCTTCCACGCTCCATTTCTTACCTTCATCAGCCTGTTTTTTCTTTTCGTCCGTTGAAGCGTCCGGCGCTAAAAGTGAAGATATTTTTTGAACAACTATGTTGCTTGCGTCCATGAAGGCACTGACGCAAGATATCGCTTCTATCAAAAAATCAGTGTCAACACACCCAGTATCGTCATAGATGTCTATCCCTTCGGTCATGGATGACAGTTCATTAAGCTGCGCTACACTACCATGTAACGTTTCGATTAAAATCTTTTTTTTGTTCATCATAACTTTTCTGTAAATAAATTCTAGTTGTGTCTACACTCCCGTGACCTAGAAGGTCAGCCAGTTGAATAACATCTTTGTTTTTTTTCAGGAACATTTTAGCAAAGAAATGCCGGAAGGCGTGCGCGTGCATCTTCCTTGGATCAATGCCGCAATGTTTTCCCCATGCTTTCAAGTGCTGGGAAAAGCCACGCTGTGTGATCGGTCCGAATCTCCCTACCGCAAAAATCCCGGTCTTACCATATTCTTTAGCGTAAACCTTTGCTTCTTGCTGTAGCTGTTTTTGAAAGAAAAATCGACGGTACTTGTTACCCTTTCCTTTTAATGTCACTTCCCCGGATATGATGTCTTCCCACGTAAACTGCTGGAATTCCGACAGACGGGCGCCCGTTGTTCCCAAAACCTTAATAAAGAAATAGTAATCCTTGTTGTTTTTTGCCTTGAGATATTCCAACAGCCGGTTATATTCCTCTTCGGTCGGCACATTGTTCACATCAAGCTTGCGCTTTATTTTGGGGCGCTTCAGTTCTATAGGCTTCTTCAGCCATTTGGAAAATCTTTCTATTGCTGTAATTCGCAAACGGATGGTAGCGGGAGATAATTTTTCTTCTTCAAGACTTTTTATAAACCTCCTGCAATTATCCATGTTTACCTCATTGGCATACTCGAAATACTTCTTCATTGAAGTATAATATAAATTAACTGTATGAGGGGAGTAGTCATTATTATCCGTCAACCATACTATAAAGTCATTCAATAGCTTTTTGCTCTTCTCGGATATGACGTCAAGTTTTTCCAGTGGCTTTACCGTCTTATCCCTCCTTCCATATCCGATGTTAAGGAAAGACAATAGATCGCATATAGCTGAACACATTATGGAATGACGCACCATGACATCTGCATTTTCACGCTTATAAACCAGATAGCCACGACGATTGACATCTTCAGTACGTTCAAGAAAATCCGTTACATATTTGATATATTTCCCGACAGTATCATAAGTCCTGCCTGTTGTGTATAAGTAGGAAATATAATCAGTTAATATCTTCTGCCTGTCATTATTCATAATCTTGTTTAATTAAATTACACCAATCATTGCTATCTTCGAAAAAACATCTGTATCCATTAGCCGTATGTTTGCCTCTCACTTTCCGACATATAGCACTGATCAAAGAAGGAGCCACGCCAATCATCTTACCAGCCATTTGTATCGAAGGGAATACTCCACATAATTTCTCATCCTTTATCAAAACAACGCTCTTTTTATTCATGCCTGCACCAGTCTTATGCCAAGCCCCACGCCCTTTAGACAGATTTTTTATACTTCTGGCCTTGGAACGTTTTGAATGATAAACCATTTTACGACCCTTGTTACGAGAAACACAACCTTTTAAAAATCGCCCGGTAATAAAGTCTCTCTCAAATCGCTCAGGCGGTATATATAATTCACTCATTTCTTCTCTGGTATTACTCTATTTGATATTATGAATATCTACACTGTACGTTGTAGCCTTACTTGATGAACGTCCACTTTCTTTCTTATATGGTCGGGTAAAATCTCGGATGTGATCAAGCACATCATCAATTTCAGTATCAACAAAATCTTTAGATTTTTCCCATTCTTCACGTGCCGGGTGTTTCATATCCACCTCGATTTTTATAATGACTATTTTCTTCATTTTTTTATTTTTATGTACTTTTACACATATAACAAAATCTAAACCTTTTGCAATCCACAGCATTCCTGTGATATCTATCTGCGCATGCAGCAAAGAAAGTGCAGTTATGACAATATCTTTTATTTTTCTTTACTTTAGGATATTTCATTTCATTTTTAAATTTGAATTATACACAAGCTAAATGACCATAGGCGCATTCTGACATGTTACCATGTTTATTTACATGGTCAACAAAATCCTCCAAAGGAACGGCATATATCTCTTCTCTTGCTTTTACAATGGGAGCGCCACCACCAGTGATACTTACTTGAACAGTGTCCCAATAAACGTACTTCTGACATTCTTTGGTCAATTCACTTTCTATTACTGTCAGTCGAGCAAAGGCGTCGTTATATTCTCCAGCCAATTTTTCTATCTTATTAATATTCTTATTGTTATTATCCTTATACGCTCTAACGATCTCAATCCAATCCAAATAAGCTTGCCTTGCCTTTTGTTTAGCACACTGCTCCATAGAATCGGTAATGACATCGCCATTTTCTTCCATCTCCTCACAAAAATGATCTACCCAACTAAATGGGTCATACTCAATAAATTCTTCTGTTCTACAAAACGGACAAGGAACATCCTCTCCCTTATCGTAAAGATTACCATTCTCGTCACAGTAGTCTAAATCTTGCAATTTGCCATTGACACAGCACGCATCTGGATAGCTTGCACCCCAATATGGAAATTCGGGGCATGTTTTTTTATTTTCACTCATTTCCTTATTGTTTATCGAAAATCTTAATACACTCAAATAAATATTTTGCCACTGTTGGATTTACCGCATTGCCGATACTCCCAACTCTGTGTGACCAATTGGGAAACCCATCATCATTTCTAACAGTGCTATGCGCTGGGATTTCAAGAATCCTTTTTGCGCAAGTATATCCGACACTCGTATCTGATGTCCACTGTTTAAATATCGAGTTAAAGCATCCATTGTTGCAAATGTCGCCTTGTAGTCCGATTTTATTGGAGTAGGCAATAAGATAAAGTCTTTCCCTTTTGTGCGGGTATCCAAAAGCGTAGTTTGATATACATTGCCATTCCGCATCATACCCGATTTTGGAAAGGTCGCATAACACCTGTTCGAAGCCGGAAATAACAAGAGCTGGCGAGTTCTCAATGATGACGTATTTAGGTCTAACCTCCCGTACAATTCTATACATCTCACTCCATAAACCGGATCGTTTCCCTTTAATACCTTCACGTTTTCCGGCAACGCTGATGTCTTGACACGGAAATCCTCCACTAATGATGTCCACATATCGAAGCCCGGTTGTTTTTGTAATATCTGTGAATCTTTCTGCATAAGGAAATTTATTTTTTAATATTTCACCTTGAAATTTTTCAATTTCACAATTCCATAGGGTTTTAATCCCTGCCATTTCAGCACCTAATTCAAAGCCACCAATGCCACTGAATAAGGAACCATGAGTCAGTTTACTATGCTCCATTTATTTCATTACTATTTCTGTTTTGAACCATTTTCCTGATGTCAGGTAAATGGTAATTATTGGCAATTAAATTATAATTGATCTATCAGTCAACTGTTAATCAACTTCCACTAACTCACCGTTTTCCAGTCTATACCATGTGTCGGCCTTTACAATCTCTCCATCAACTACTACAGCCTTCCAATCGACAATATCATACGTATCTTCCCCTTCTTCAGCTATGACCAAAATTGCACCAATTCCGCCCTTTACCTGAACATTGTTACCTCTTGCCATTGACAAACCATTTGATCCGGTTGAAGCCTTTCCTCTTGCCGTGGCAGCACCATAATCACCAGCCGTGGCAGCACCATAATCACCAGCCGTGGCAGCCCCGCAATTACCAGCCGTGGCAGCACCACTATAACCAGCCGTGGCAGCACCTCTATTACCAGCCGTGGCAGCACCATAATCACCAGCCGTGGCAGCACCTCTATCACCAGCCGTGGCAGCCCCGCAATTACCAGCCGTGGCAGCACCTCTATAACCAGCCGTGGCAGCACCACTATAACCAGCCGTAGCAGCCCCACTATCACCAGCCGTGGCAGCACCTCTATTACCAGCCGTGGCAGCACCTCTATAACCAGCCGTGGCAGCACCATAATCACCAGCCGTGGCAGCCCCGCAATTACCAGCCGTGGCAGCACCTCTATCACCAGCCGTGGCAGCACCTCTATCACCAGCCGTGGCAGCACCATAATCACCAGCCGTAGCAGGTTTTCCCGGTTCCGCATTACACTCGTTAGTACACCGTTCCTTGACAAAAGATACAGCTGCTTTCACAAGCCCCCTTATATCAAGCTCAGCGCCTATTCTAATTTTTGAAGAACAAACCTTGTCACTTTCTGAACCGTCTATTTTACCGCTCTGTTCAACCTCACAAAACCTTGACCCGGCTGGCGCATAGTAACCAAAAACATCCAGAGGGTAAGGACATGCATGAAAACCTTTCTCACATGCCTTTATGTCGCCTGTTTCTTCATACTCCTTACCTACCTCATACTTAAACCCTCTACAAGATAAATCTTTGTCAAACGCTTTATAAGTCTTTAATTTCTGTTCCATGATATTGTTTATTTGTTGTTATTTTGATATTTTGATTATTTTTTATTCAAAGATCGGGCATTTTCTTCTGCCCAACAGATGTATTCCATGAAGCCTGTAGCATGGCTTTTCGGGAATCGAATCGTATTTACGATATATGGCACAACGGCGGCAGATGCGATGTATACTGTATTTCCCTTTTGCGCCGTAACATACCACAGGATAACCGTCAGCAGTTTTCATGATTTTCTAAACAAATGACTGAACGCATTATCCAAATCCAGGTCCAAATTCAGTTTGGACGGGAAAGATTTAATGTATTCGTACATCTTATAAGCGAGGTTGTCATCATCACCGCATCTGTCAATCAGTGTGAGTAACATAGCATTCACCATGTCAGAATCATTGCCGAAGTTTTCCTGAGTGGATTCACTGCAATGATTCACATCACTTTTCAATCTCTTTATCGCGGCTATGGCTGTGTTGAAGTTTCTTTTTGAATCGTGTCTGAGTTCAAAGCCTTCCTTCTTGTATTGCTGCTGCATTTCAAGAAGGTTGGTTTCTAAAACGTCCGTGAGGACAAATACGATGTTGGTTATCGTATTCAGTTTGTCTGTTCCTTGCATGATCGTGTATTTTTTATCAATTATTTTATTTGATACAACCTATTTTAAAGCCGTACAATGAATTTTCCTACATAAAAGCATCAACTACAGGCTTTCTTGTTGAAAATCTTGTCACGGGGCTGGAAATACCGTCTATCGTCTTCTTTCTTCGCTCTGTCAATCCATCTTTGGAATTTGGCGGCTACAAGAGGACAGTGGATGCGTAGGTTCCTGTCGCGTTCCGCTTCCCATTCACGTATCTTTGTCTGCATCTCGGTATTCATAAATTTCTCCTTTTTTCGTTATGATTCTTTCTTTTGAAAACTGTTACAAATTTGCCCGTATCTGTCACAGGCGCACACTCTATGCCCTTTGGCTCTGCAATACGCAGAATTGTCCCCGAAGTCTGAGGCATTCTTGCAGTTCCGGCATTTTACATATACGGGTTCCGGCTTGACTTTCTTTGCCATACTGTCAGTATTTTCATGGCTTCCTCGTCCCCGGATTCCGCCCGACGTTTCAACTCGTTGTACCAAGTCAGGGAAGAATAACCTTCGGGAGGAATGAATCTTCTGCCCTCTATCTCATCCTGCACCCTTTTCCGGTTTATCGCGTCCAGCTCATGATCCCTTTCGGGATTGAACTCCTTGAAGAAGGCATTGCCTATTCTTCTGGCATCAAAGGATGCGAATGAATTATCATACTTCCCGGCCTTGTAGCGTGCGAAAAACAGCATCAGTTCGGAAAGCTTGTAAGCCTTGACCTGTGAGGCAAATGACTGACAAAAGATTCTTATCCCATCGGCAACGCCCTTTTCTTTGCTGTTGGAAGCCCCGAATATGCCGGACACCTGTATGTCAATCCAATATTCGGAAGAGCCACAGCCGTAAAGCGCATCATACTGCATCAGCGATGGACAGTCTGCCATATAAGCTTTTTCCGGGTTCTGAAGGACATACCCCCACTGGACCGGTGAAAATACTCTTTCAACCTCAGAACGGTCTTTCCATCTGGTCAGCCAAGCCTTCTTCGAGGTCTCGCTTATGTTGTTGTAGCAAGCTAAGAGCGTAGGCGTTAGCTTCCTGCTTGCTTGTATAACAGCTCCTATTGTTCCCATTGTTTCGTTGTTTTTCAAGTTCAATTTTCAGCCATCGGGCAAAATGCGATTTTGCATCTTGGGGTGATTTAACAGTTTCTCCCTCGTTTTGGAGCTTCATAAAGAACTTCTCCAAATAATCATAAAAATCAGGAGGCGCGAAATCCTTATACCCACATAAACGAGTATTCATGCAGACAGCTTCCATCCATGAACTATTCGACTTCAATTCTTCATAGCACTCATCCAGCCCCCTTTCAAAAATCCCAGTCGGAATTTCTTCATACGCGCGCGGGGGAGAGAGATAATTATCTTTGTCTTTATCTTTGTCTAATGCGCGTACATTATATTGTAAGGGCTTAGGTTCTACTTTAGGTTCATGGTTAGGTATAAGGTTAGGTTCTACTTTAGGTTCAACTTTAGGTGTCAAATTTTGATAGCTAATCTGATACCTTGTTTTGTCCCGTTGTCCTTTTCCGCCTGATTTGAATGTGATAAGACCCGCCTGAACTAATCTGTTACGTGCTGATTTCATTGAGTTGACCGACACTCCCACGTCAGATGATACCTTTGTATCACTACGCGTCCAGCTATCCACCCAGCCTAAACGATTCGCTGTTTTTAGCAAGTAAAAATAAAGCCTCGTTTCACAGCAGGTAAATTCCCAGTCTTCGTCAAGAGACCAAAACTTATTTATCAGTTCTATATAAGTCATATATCTTTCAAATAATTATCCACCACTTTAATAAACTCGTCTAATGAACGAACAACAACGTACTTGTTACCATTCGCCTCACATTCCTTTTGCCAGTCTTTTTGTACTGGTCTTTGGTATTCTCCCGGCTTTTTCATTTCTATACACAAAGCTCCATAGAAACGGTTACTTTTAAGAAGTATCAAATCTGCAACTCCGGGAAGCATACCTTCATCTTTCATATAAGCACCGTTTCTTGCAGAACGTCTTGCCGCATTAGGAACAGCAAACAGCATATTTCTGAGATGGGGATATTTTAAACGGAAATATCTAACACAAGAACATTGTATTTTATGCTCTTCATTTTTGGGCTTACTACGGCTGCTTGCCACACAAGCCTTGGATTTCATCTCTTCGTATGTCATAGTTTTATTTCTTTATGTAGTATGGCATTGTTTCAACAATTTATTTATCTCTCTTATTTCTATCTTCTTCCGACGAATAGAGACGGTTAAATCATGAACTTTTTTATCGTTGCTTACTATAGCAAGTCTTTCTCTATAAACCTCTATTTTATCAAATATAGAATCTCTTAGATTTTGCAATTCTTCTTTTGACAGACCTATTATTTTATCTTTAAAAGTATCTGCGTATGTCTTCATAATTTTCCTAATTAAAAGACCCGAAGCGTATTCTCCGGGGCACAACCATTATTTATTAACCCATGCCATTGATGTGTGGCTCACATTTATGTGTCAGCAGCAGGACTTGCACCTGCATGATAGGAGTTTTTCTTGGACTTTCACCAAGTAGTTTTGCTTTTTCACGTTGCGGTGACATTCAGCATTACCTGTTATTAGCTCAGTGGTTTGAATTTCTTTTTACAGCTAACCGTAACATATTGACTTGCCAACCTATCTATAAGAGCTTCACTTTAGTGTATCTCATTGTTCCACCATACTGACTGACCATTACTTAATCAAAATTGAAATTATCTTCACCGTCTGGATCTTCGTCCGGCATATCATTACCGAAGTCCATCGGGATGAACCAGTCTGAAATAAACTCTTCCATATTACTCCTCCGTATCTTCACTATAACACGGCATAAGCAATCCGACACTGCTTACACCCTCCATCATACTATCAAAAACAATAACTTTATTAGTACCCTTAAATGTAGCAACGCACTTGTCGCTTTCAAAAAGAGATTTATTCAACCGTTGTATAATCTTCATGTCAAACCTTACTTGTGGAAGTGGAGTAGTCTGCGTATTCAAGGCCTCCTGCAAGACTTTTTCCGCATCAGGGTATTTATCAAATGTGGAAAAGTAAAAAAATACTTTATCATTATCCTTGCTGCATTCTATGCCATCTTCGGCAATCATAATATTATCGTATTTCAACATATCTTTGTAGAAGTCAGCGTGAAGAAATTTTCCGTCAAGTGCGGTTATCTCATGATCCTCCAATCCCGATATTTCGGAAATTCTGTTTTTTGCCAAAATATGTCCGTCACTTGCGTATGCAAATCCGTTTCTGAAATAGATACAACACATTTCAGGTCTGGTAGGGCTATATCCAGAACAAGCAAGATGCATCTGAACTTTCTTGTTAAAGTTGTTTCCTTTTTTTGACATAAATCATTCCTCCTCTGTCTTATTACGTTCCTTAATCATCGCATCAGCTATCTGATAAGCTGATTTAGCCTGTCCTTCATAGTAGTAGTTTGTAACACTAGCTTCTTTGGACGGGAAAAACAATGTTACAACTCTATTCCATAAAGTTCTTCTGCGTTTTGCTGTCATCATCATACACTTCATCGCTTCAAGCGCAATATGATCGCGCGAAATATTAGATTCCATAATTTTATTGCTTTAATTGATTAATAACTTGTCTTTTGATTTTCTTGTACAGCTTCCCGACAAAACGTCCATGCTTCTCTGTCACGTCATCGGGCAAGTCGTTTTTATAAATATGAAGAAGTAACTGAATGAGAAGCACTTCTTGTTTTGTCAAAGTAAGTTTCATTTAAATATGAAATTTATTTTGTTCAACCTCTATCTCCATCAACTGAATCAAACGTTCTTCGTCTGGAGATGGGATATATATACCACATTGGGCACTCGAAAAATTCCGAAACCGCTCAATAGTTAGGCTAAACTCTGTACTATCAAGGTCAGACGAACTTCTTAAGTATTTTATTCTCCCAAGAAACTTGTCTTCTCTCTCACGGACGAAAGTGTCTTTGTTGCAGAGAATCTTGTAATAGTTCCGCTTTACATATTCCATCGTTTCACCGATTTGGCAACCGAAATAAGCAAGGCAGACATGAAGGTATTTGTTGGCTTGAATACCCCTTTGCGGTCTCTTTTCCGTCAGTTCAAATACCTTCTGTTCCTTTATCAACTTCTCCAGCTTCGCTCTTGCCTGCTGGACGTGGAGAGGATTGGAACCATCGTATTTCATCAGAAGGGCAAATCTAGATCATCATCCTGGGAAACACTCGGAGCAGCTTCTACTTCTGTGGAAGATGGATATTTATTAGAATCAACAGTTTCTGATAAATCTGCTATGATGTATCTTACACCCTCTTTTCTCTCTTCTTTCTTAGGAGCGCAACTCATAAAATGAGTATAAGTAATATCTCCAAATGTAGCAGGTTCTTTCCGCTTGAAGATTGCGAAGTTTAAAAAACATCTTTCCTTACCATCTTTACACTTTACTTTCTTTATTAATTCCTTTGGAATGTCTGATAAACAAATACTTCCTCTTAACATAATCAAATAAATTTTAATTTATAACCTTTTACTGTTTTACTTTTAGATCTTAATGATTTAGATACGATAGATTCGGTAACACTAAAATAAGATGAGGTTTCTTTAATGCTGTCGAATACCCTCATAAGCACATTCAATGTTGGATGATACATTCCAACGGGCTTATATTTGGCTATTGCTGTCCTATGTGTCCTTGTGCCATAATTCATATTATATTTATGGGTACACCATTCCAAATTCTCAATAGAATTGTTTGTCGGATTCTCATCCTTATGATTTATGCAAGGATAGTTATTAGGATTAGGAATGAATGCCTGTGCTACAAGTCTATAAACAAGGAATTTCCTGTTTAAATTCCCCTTACTGAGTTCAACCCTTGGTCTTCCGTCTTTTTGATAAAAAATCGTCTTTATCCTTTCAGGTACAACTTTTAATCCTCCTTTGAAGTGTGGCACATATCTTTTCAAACTTTTCACCCTGCCTAAATTGCTTATCTGATATAGTCCTTCATATCCGACAATATCTTTCCATATCTCAATTTCTTTAGATATAGAACCACTTAAAATTGCCATAATTAATTTTCTATTTTTTCTTTTAATAAATACCTGGTTAAATCTCTGTATTCTGCCCACTCTAAAAAAGAGTGTAATAGATTCGTATTATCTTGCTCCATACCATCATAACGATAACATGTAATAGAAGGCTCATAGCGTTTCAATGGAAGTCCTCTGACATCATATCCATGCTTATCTTTGTCGTATCCTTCAAAGATGAACAAGTCAAAGTGAAACACGTCTAAATTGAATAGCTGGAGATAAAATCGCCATTGGCAAGAATTGATGTAATCGGCATCGGTAGGATAAGAATATTTAGTCTTAATGTCCCTGATCTCCACACCATTCACCATATCGGCACATCCTGTTATAATAGCATCTCCAAAATCCTTATACAGTCTTATCTCATGAAAAGCATTCGGGTATTCGTTACGATAGGAAAGCGCGGTTTTGCATTGTGCAATATCCATAATCACTTTATCACCTTCAATGTCAAAGGATCTACCACAAGGAACAGGCTCTTTTTGTTCTTTATTATAATGGAGGAAGGTACGTTCTCCTGCATCTACTTTATCACATTTCGGTGTACCTTCTTCCACTATTTTATGAAATGCCTGTCCAATTTTTGTATACACATTACCCGTGAACTTGCCTGTTATACTGTCAATAACGGATTGCTCCGTTATCTCATAGTTGGCATAATCGCTTTGCTCTATGTACTTTCGGAATGCTTCTAAAATTGTTACGCGAATTAGCGGTATCATACTTTCACGAATAACTTTTTATCTTGATCGAAAGTGAATCCTTTTGCTGCAAGACTCTTCTGCATCTCAGAAAAGAAGGGTACTCGCATAATTTTAGGTAATAGTTTTGTAGCCTCCATCAAGGCAAGAATATCTTCATCGGTCATTGCGGCGGCAAGCTGTTCACGTATTGCCACAAGCTGTTCGTTAGCTTTTGCTTGCGCTTCTCCTTTTTCTTGAATCGATATCTTCACTTTCGATATAATGTCAGACATACATGTATCAAACTCGGTTGTTCCATAATCAGGTATTACCACAGTTCCAAATCCTGCTACATTTTTGCCTACAAAATTATCCAACGGTGCAAATGAAATAGAACGTTTCCCATTTTGTATGAATACATATCCAACTTGGTCAGCTATCCTAACAAGCAGGTCTTTTGATTGCCCTGTGCAATCCGGAGAGTGCTTTATCACATCACCGTCTGCCGTTTCCTTGTCATGGCATATAAAAACAATGTCAGAACCATTCGAGCGAAGAAAGTTGACGAACTCTTTAAAGTCCTCGCCCATCTGCCCGAACCGTTTTAAAGTATTTGTTTTCAATTTATAATTATTGTCAATAGCATATTGACTCAGATAATCGTCTATCATTGATTTGGCTGTATCGACAACTATTGTTTTGTAATCTTTCATAGATTCACGTTCTGAATCAATATCTTTCCAACATTTAGCCATTATGGTATCACAACGTTGTACTGCGCGGTCTGCCCCCCTGTCGCAATCTATCAATAAAGGATTATCCGCTGTTGTAGCTACTGAGGTTTTCCCACTTCCGGGTACTCCATATAATACAATAATTACAGGACGCTCCGGCAAAACATCATTTTTCTTAACTATAGGCATAATATTTAAATTTTAAAATGTTCGCTTTTACCAACACAAAAAAGGCAGGTCCGCAGTCCTTACAAAGTTCCGCTTCCTGCCATGATATTTTTCCACTTCTTCAAGCTCGTTTTCAAGAGAATCGATTTCTTCATTAAGCAAGGATATATATTTACCTTTACAGTCAGCGTTGAAGATGAGCCTTACCGATTCCTCACTCATTGACTGGACTATATCAAGCTCTGAATATAGTTTATCCAGTTCATCGCTTATCTGTCTTATAGTTCTCATAGTTATAATTTCTATACCTTTTCAAGAAATTGGACCGGCAACGAGCATACACCCTTCATATTAGGATATTTGACATCAGCATACCCGTTAGCGATATAAACAATCGTACCTGTCAGCGTATCACCTATTTCACGTACTTTATCACCTTTCTTCATAACCATTTTATTTTAAGTTCAACTTTAACCGGAGGATTCTCCATCTTGGAAAATCCGTCAAGAATTTGCTCTTTAAGAAGTTTGGGAGGTCTGTCAGTAATCTTACTATCCAAGACAGACAGTTCCTCACGTTCTCCGTCATAAAACACAAGCGTTACGCCTTGAACTATATATGGATTCATGGCAGTTCGGTATAAGTAAGATTTACACCGACACATTCATGTGTCGCACGGATACTGTTACGGTATTTCTCCAAATCATCCACCATAACAGGCATGAACAATTTTACTGTATCCCTGCCACCACTGGCATACACAAGCTGGTAACTTGTTATTTGATATTTCTTTTCCATGATATTTATATTATTGTGGCAATGGTTTCCAAAAATCAATGTCCCATGCCCGGTTAGTATTTCCACATATCCAAATGTTCTTCTTATGCTCACTATCGAATACCAACATCCCGGTATTCACAAATTTCCCGGAACTCTTCACAAGCACTCTTGTGTCCAATGGTGGAGGATCTTTTTCTGCATTCCTCCATTTCATGGATTCCAAAACAAATTGAGCACCTTTCTCAAAATCCACCGATGCTGTTCTTTTGTGCGTAATCCCATGTATACCATTTGCATACTCTCTGGCTTTCTCCTTTATTATATTTATATCCATAATTTAACTTGTTTCCTATTAAAAAGCTCCTGTTATCTTCACAGACTACAGGAGCAAAACCTAAACGACTTTATTATGACAACCTACAGCCACCGTCAGCGGAATCGGACCGCCATACTATCCGTTAAATGAAAGTAGAGATTAGAACAGATAATTATTTATGCTTATTTCCTTAGACAGTACCAGCCATGGACGGTGAAATTCCGTACCTATATTCACACACCGGCACGGACAAATTATGCAATTAACATTATAAACACAAAAAACTAGATGAAAAAATCATTCATATTCCTTTAACTCCTTATATGTCATTACCACCAATCTCACACACAATAACGAGATGATGGAAAATATAATCACCGATACGAATTTTATAGGACTTTCCGTAACTATCGCACCATAAATCATTCCTAAGGAACATAGGGTGGCAAATATAGACAGGATAAAATTAGCTGTTTTCATAATACAAATTTTTATATTGTTCCCCTCAACGGCTTAAACCGGTTGTTACCACGAATCTTACGGGAGGGGATATATTAGACCTTTCGGCGGTACTTGTGCCCAACCAAGTTTACTTAATGCACTAAGGACAAATCGGTGCACCGAAAGTATGTTCAATCAATTATTATTATAGACCCTCAATACGTCACGGCATCCCTGCTGGTATTGACTCCTATAATCAATCCGTTTGTCTGCATCATACGGCTTATGAGTTACACCATATGAGCATTTACAATGATGTGAAAGAACTTTTAGCAGCTCCCCTCAACGGCTTAAACCGGTTGTTACCACGAATCTTACGGGAGGGAAGAAATTTATTTATCTGTTGAGATACAAGCCAGTTGTTTCTTTAGATGACTTATACGATCACATTCGATATCACATATTTGGCTACCTTGTTTTTGGTTGTGGGGATAATGCTTGCATTTCCCATTTTGATAACAAGGACATAACTGTCGGTACACTTTCACAGCTCGTTCCTCTATTTCCTTGGATGCGATATTAACAGCCTCCAATGCGTCAGCTTTAAAAATCAACGGCTCTATCGGATTGCCAAGCTGGTAGCATTTATTATTTATAAAATCGGTTGCTTTGCTCATTTTATTAATTCTTCTTTGAATAATAGTTGTTGAATAGCTTCCTTGCCATCACCGGATCAGTCAAGATTCTACGACCATCCTGATATACCGCTTTTTTCAATATTCCATCCTTTAACTTTGCTGCAGTATTTTTAGAGCAACCGAACAACTGGCATATACCCTTAAGCCCGTACACGTAATCCTGTTCCTTGTCCTTGACATCACATCCCGACATCGTATCACGGATTATATTACTTAACACGCTCTTAAGTTCGCCTATTGTGAGGTCTATCAATCTGGTTTCATCTTTTATGGGTATCATGACAGTTTGTTTTAAATTGTTATACTCTTATTTTTATAATGGATTCTGCGCCAGCATAATTCTTTATCGCCTCTTCCCTTATTCTTACTGCGAGTTCAGTGTTAATAATGTACTTTAATGCTTTGCGTACTGTTTCACCGCTAACCCCGAAATGAGATGCGATGCGTTTTTGTGCACCTTGCGGAACGATTACCCGTGGGATTTCTTTGGTTCTTTCTTTTTTATTCATATATTTGTATATTAATTATTGTCGTTGCGAAACGGAACTAAATTAATTCGTTTTTCACGCTGCAAATATAAGAGCTTTTGAACTTAAAACAATATTTTAAAAGAAAAAACTTAGCTCAATAGCTCTATTTATTATAATTCTAAATAACAAAATATGGAAGAAGGTGTTTTACAAAGGGTTATTAGCATTTGCAGACAAAAATCTGTTTCAGAGAGTCAGTTTGCAAAAATGATTGGTTCAAACCAAAAAACAATAAATCAACAATTGCGAGGAGAACGTTCTATTAGTCTTGATACAATATCAAAAATACTAAGCTCATTTGAAGATATTTCATCGGAATGGCTACTCCGTGGTGAAGGAGATATGCTTAAGCCTCAACCCACATCACCCTACTTAGAATCAAAAACGAATAAAACATCCGCACCACATCAAATTGAAACAAAAAATATCAACATAGATTTACAGGGAGAACAAATAGATAGTAAAAAGACTATTGAAGTCCTTATCAAAGTAATAGAAACATACCAAACACGTATGGATGATTTGCTAAATGTTGTCGAAGTGCTTAAAGATGAAAACGCAAATTTGAAAGTTCAGTTAGAAAAACAAAATGTAAGCTAAACAAATAAACATCTTATCATGTTTTTTTTAAGGACATTAAAACCTTAATTATGAGCAATGATATAATACACGAACTAGAGAAAGTTGTCCATAAGATGAATGAACAACATGATAGGCTGGAAAAGCTTGTTTCCGGAATTAAGCTAGATCTTATAGTATGCAATAAGATAGAGACGGAACAAAATGATACTTCTAAAATAATTAATCTGAATAAACAAACATATAACAACATAACACTATGATTATCAAAAGAAACTGCCTTTTCCTTTTAGATAAAGAAAAAGACAAAACAGACGCTAAACTCAGGTACAGAATTAAATGGGAAGGTAACACCGTAGCATTCAATGTAGGATACCGGGTAGAAGTATCAAAATGGATATCCGAAGCACAAAGATGCAAATCAAACACCTACCATGGAAAGAAGAAAGTATCAGCAGCAATAATTAACAGGCAGATATCGCATTATGAGGAACTGGCCGATGAGGTCTTTTACACATTTGAGCAAAATGGGACTTCCCCTACCGCGGAGGAATTCAGAAATGCGTTTAATTTAAAGTTGGGTAAAATAGAAGAAAAAGGGAAAAGCCTATATGAGTATTATGACGAATTTATCATCAAAGAAAGAAAGGAGAAGAGTTGGACCGATTCTACCTACAGAAAACATCGCACTGTAAAAAAACATATTCAGAACTTCGCCCCGAATCTTGAATTTTCAGACCTTACAGAAGATGGACTAAACAAACTGACTGATTATATGCTTAGCATAACCGATGACACAGGAAATCCGTCACTAAAGAATACAACAATAAAGAAAGATATTAATATATTTAAATGGTTTCTCCGTTGGGCTACCAAAATGGGATACAACAAAGAGCTTGCCTATGAGACATACAAACCCAAACTAAAGACCATTCCCCGAAAGGTAATATATCTTACTTGGGACGAGCTTATGGCAATAAAGGACACATCTATACCCGAAGAAATGGGATACTTGGCAAAGATAAAAGACATGCTCTTATTCTGCTGCTTCACATCATTACGTTTCTCTGACATGCAGAATTTAAAATGGTCTTATGTATTTGATAATCACATCGAAGTAACAACCATAAAAACAAATGATCCTTTGCGTATAGAATTAAATAAATATTCAAAAGAGGTTCTGACAAGATACATAAGAACAAAAGGATACGTGTTCCCGAGAATATCAAACCAGAAGATGAATGACTATTTAAAAACTCTAGGGAAACTATGTAATATTGACGCTCCTACCACCATTACATACTATAAAGGCAATGAAAGGATCGAAGAAATATTACCGAAGTATGAACTTCTATCCAGTCATATAGGAAGACGCACATTTATATGCAATGCGCTTATGCTTGGCATCGCACCTAATATTGTAATGAAATGGACTGGGCATTCAGACTACGCTGCAATGAAGCCATATATTGAAATTGCTGACAAAGCAAAAGAAACAGCAATGAGTTTGTTTAATAAGATATAAATCCCTGTTTTAGTCCCTTATTTTTATAAATAGCTTAAAATCAGAATATAATGTGGAGCATGCGAGACTCGAACTCGCCACCTTTAGACTGCCAGTCTAACGCTCTAGCCAGATGAGCTAATACCCCGCGAAATAATAACGATGCAAAGATACATAGAAAATCAATACTACAAAGCTTTTGAGAAAGTTTTTTTCATGTGAACAAAAAATTTTATTTATCACTTTTGCATCAAAGAGTTACTGTTGCGTAAAATTGTTAACCAATAGTTGACCAAGTTTAATAGCACATAATAAGCAAATAGCCCCGACTTATCACAAGTCAGGGCTACCTAAATTTATAAATTTAAAGTTTTTATGAAAAATCATTGTTGTATCAATGCCTGTACACCATCGGCACAACAATAATCACAATAGTTATATAAACACACGTTCTAACTTAATTGTTCAAACAACATAAATTCTTTTTCCTTTTATGTTTTCCATATTACACAAAGGACAAAGGGAAAAACATTCAATGGATCTGCTACTCAAGCACCGGAAACAGAGAAGAACCAAAGGAATCTAACAAGACTTCAATGGCAAATATATTATAGACAAAAAATCACTATAAATTTATGTAACTAACCTCTGTTTATACAGAAGACTTCATTGGTGAGTTTACGATGTATTCAGCTAATGAATAACAACTATATGTCAAAAATGTACAGAATGGAAAGAAAAATTATACTGAAGCATCTTATAAAAAAGAATCATCGCTCAATCGGATGAAACCTGACATTATCCATATCAGCCCGGCAAAAAGCATGAAGGGAGAAATATACCGGAAATTCCTAGAAGAGAAAGAAATATTTATGTCCGCCAATAACGAACTCACCATAAATATAATCAAGGGTTGTATTTGACAACTCTGTGATTGACTAGGCAAAAAGAGGTGTAAAAGTTGTCTTAAACCTCCTCTATCGGCTTGGACCAAACTTCCTCTTTCGTTTCTTTACACATTACGGAAATAGTTCCTCCAACAAAATCCTTCACATATCCTTTGCGTTCAGCCAACATATCTTCCGCCATTCTAATGGCCTTAGCCTTATCTTTCAATGAAAATCCTTTATTAGCAAAATCATTACCTTCTTTAAAATATATATCATAAGTTTCCATTGTATCACCTTTTTAAATTTGAGTGGCAAAGATAAAACCTACAATTATTATGCACAAGAGATTTCTTAATTATTTTTCGAATATCGTCAAGAAACAATTTAACTAAAAAAATTCCCGACTTATCACAAGCCGGGAATTCATGTAAAAGCACTATTATAAATATACTAACTATTGCAAAATTTTACCATCTTCACCTAAGAACAATGTCTGTTCATGAGCATCACTTGTCAACACATTAATTTTATAAATACGGCTTCCATCAATGCCATAGGCCATAAAAGCCTGCTTTATCATAGCACCTTCCAGTGCAAGCCTGTCCATCACAGCTTCCGGCACATCATTCATATAGATTTCCGAGAAAACCAACTTCTTAGATTGTTGAGGCTTTTCCACTACCGGAACCTCTACCGGAGCCGCTTGAGCAAAAGAAACAGACACGCCTAAAGTCATTACTAATACCAATGTTACTAATACCTTTTTCAT